GACGGTGTTATCTGCAGTTGGATCAGCAACAGTTAGTGTTGTCTCAAAAGCGTTATCACTTGTGCCTTCATAGACAAGATCGACGCCAGCACCTAGCGTCAAATCACCTGTCATGGTGTCGCCAGCTAGCGAAACTTTCTCGTCGTCAAGTTCAGCAATTGCACCCTGAACGTTGGTACTAGCAATGTCGCCGTAAGGCGTGAAGCCGACGTTTGATGCGATCTGTGCAGTAATCGTCTCCGAAGTCTCGATCAGTACGTAACTCGTACCGTTCGACAGCAAAATATCGGGTGGCTCAAGTGTTACCGTTGGAGCGGGTGCAGTACCAGTGCCGGTTTGTGAAACAACGACGTAATAACGGTTGTTGCCGGTATCTGCAGCAGGTAGCGAAGCGCCATTGGTGAAGCCAGCAGCCGAACCTTCAGCAGTTACTGAATCAAGCAAGTTGTTACTTGCGTCATACGTACCAGCAAGAACAATCTCACCAGCAGAAATACCGACTGGCTGGAAAACGTTACCGTCCCAGAGGAACAGGTCACGGGTCAATGGGTTAAAGAAAAATTGACCGATATGGTCAGCAGTTGGTTGTACTTCACCGAACTTGGAAACGGCATAGTCACCAACCTTGGCGCCCGTAACAGCGTCGTCTTCAATACGCGCGGACGGTAACGCACCAGAGGCGATCTTGCTTGCATCCAAACTTGGGATGTCAGACTCCGCAAGTGTTGTTCCAGCGGTAACGTGCCCTTGAGCATCAACGGTGACTTTTGCATAGTCACCCGGAGTAGCACTATTAGTGTGGTTTAATTCGCCACCGGCAGCGACCTCCAAGCCGGAACCAGGGAACACAGCGCCTTTTGTTGATGCACCCGCTTCAGGTAAATCCGTTGCAGTAATTACACGCCCGCCTGTTACCAAGCCTTTTGCGTCATATTGCGTGAGGTGATATTCAACTGTTTCAGCGGTAACGGTGTTGTCAATGCGGATTTCACTTCCGCTCATCACCAAGCCATTGCCATTAACCGCAACACCGCCTTTAGTTGAAGTAGTTGCTGTAGGGAGATCAGTTCCCGTAATCTCCCGGTAAGTTACTGCACCAGCAGAACCCGCAGGACCAGCAAGAAAATGCTTTGCAGCAGTCGTATCATCAAGTGTGGTGCTAATCGTCACCTCATCACCTGAGGTGGTAATAGAAATGTTGACTAACCCTGTAGAACTGCCAACAACTGTGTTAATCGATCCTGCAGCCTTAACAGATTGCCACGCAGATCCGTCCCAGATATAAATCTTGTTGTCGTCAGTGTCCAGTGCAATTTGGCCGGTAAAAGCACCAGATGCAGGAAGCGTGGTGACAAGGTCAACCGTTGCCTCATCAGCAATTTTGGCTGCAGTGACTGCATCATCTGCAAGTTGCGTAGTATCAACAGCGCCGTTTACTAGAGCAGATCCAGCGACCTGTTGGCTGCCAAACAGAATTTTCGCGCCGGGGATGCTACTGTCACTAATCAGAGAGGTGCCGTATTGCACCAAATCTGAAACGGTAATCTTCTTTGTTTCACTTGCGCTGCTGTCAACAACGGCAGCAAGGTCAGCGGCGGCTAGATCTGATCCAGCTAGCGCGGAAAGTTCGCTGATTTTGAGGTCGGCCATGAACGCTGCGCCCTAAATCACTAGATACGCTTCATCATAATCACGGCTTTAGGTAAATTCCAGCGCTAAAGCATCTGTCGTGCCTTGCTCAAGGAGAATATCGTCAGAGTTCTCTTGAAGCAATTTGTCTGGGGTCCTAAGCGCCATACGAATTTGAATTTCGCCAGTGGTTACAAAATTTGCAACTATTTGCACTGCATTCGATGGCGAAAATTGAACAGCGCAACTGGTTAGCACGCCAGAAAATTCGTACCAAATTTCCTCGTCATCATTTGCGGGTATTCCGCCTGGATTTTGCGCAGAAGTTTTGATGTAAAACCGAGCCTTAAATTGACTACCAACCCTAGTGCGAAGCTGAAGCTCAAGCAAATAATTGGATAGTTCGTCTGCCGTATTTCCGGTGTATTCCCAAAAACATGACATCTGGCCAGAGCCGGACATTAAAGTGCTGATGCGACTGCGAAACTCTTCAGACAATGCAGTAGTGTCAACTGTTTCGCGCTCTGTATTTAACTCATAACCTGTGCATTGGGCTAACAAACGACGTGATGCGTTTTCAACTTTGACACGAATTGGGATGTCACCGGCTGGTGTCGCTAGCGCAATCGCATTTGCCGTCCCACCGTTTACCGCATTGGCAAAAGAGTCGTAAAGACGAATGCCGTCCAACTCATCAACATGGATGAATTTTTTTACGCTGGTGTCCGTATAGCTGTCAATAAAATCAAGCGTACTTCCGTCTGTGCTCGTAATCTCAATCTGATCGCCACTCAATAGCTGGCCGTGCTCAAAGTCAAAGCTAAAGCGTTTGCTGCCAGCATTAACGTCAGACGGATTGATTACTGATTGAAGATCAGTGCCGTCAAATTGACGCTGCAACTCAACTCTGCCGTAAGTGCCCAGATATACGCTCATGAGATCGTTGCGGTGGTTAGCGCCCCAGTGCCGACAAATGAAATTTCAGCTCTAGTGATTTCGCCTGTCGAAGCACCGATGTTGGCGCTTGTAATGTAAGCCGTCAGCCTGATGTCATTTTGATCGATTCCATCCACCCAGCGCAAAGTCAAATCAGCAGTTTCGCTGCTTGAGACACCACCAGTGCCGGTCTTGATCAATTTATTCAGCAAATCAGTAGTGTTGATATTTCCAGCATCGTCTTTGTAATACAGCAACGAAGCACTGCCGGAATAACCAAGAACGCCTGGCGTATAGCTACGGAGGCTGTCGCCCAACGTTGTTGTCTCAAGCGTCTCTAAATTCGCTTGCAAGGTAAAGTTGACGACCTTGGCCAAAGTCGTTCCAGACAACTGCAAAATGCCGTCTCTACCGGTATAGACCTTTGCCATTAGAGAACACCAATCAGATTAACTGTAACGCTACTAATTCCAGGGCGCACAGAGGTAATTGACGGTGCTGATTGGTAACGCCAGAGATTTCCTGTAGCAGCGTCAATGGCTGAAGCATTACCGTTCCAGCCCGACCTAAATGCAGACGGCAACACAAAGGTATTAAAACCGCCTTTTACCTCGTCATAGTGAGCGACAAAGTCGTCAGCAGCAGTGTCGTTTACATTTTCATAGACGAGCTGCAGCTGCATTCCTGTGCGCTTGTCGCCGTAAAGAATACGGACCTCTTTGCCTGACTGCGCCTTAAAGGTTTTATATGTGTAATCGCCAGCGTCAAAGGTTCGGCCAGTTGGCTTGTGAGTTGGAAACGCCATTACTCGTCACCTCATCCTATAAATTCCACATTACCGCCGAAACCCAGTGCATCGATGGCTAGCAAACTTCGTCCGCTTGAGTCTACCGGGTAATTACTTGCTTTAATTGTGACGATACCGTCTTGGTCAACGTCGAGAGCCTCGATCTGATAAATCTGCGAGCTTTCGTACGAACCAGCCTTAACCGAAAATACACTGTTAAACAGCTCTGTGGCTTTGCCTCCTCTGATTTCAAGCGTGCCTTCTTCGATGCTTGTACTGCTTCGCTCCCAGTAGTAAACCGAGTAGCTGCCGTCAGCAAGTGCGTTAACAGCAGTCACATTGCCCTGATCGTCAACGATTCCATTGTTGTCAGGACGATAAGGGCTCATCTCGCTTGCCACGCGGATAAATTTGCCTGGCTCCAAGTTCAGTCCCCATGGCAGTGTCTTAAATGTGATCGTGTGCGTCTGATACCGACGAACTGCGAGGAAGTAACGGGCAACCCGCTGTGCGTGTTCAATGCTATTGATATGTGGTAGATCAAATTCCTCGATAGGAAGCTCGGTGCTGTTGGCAACGTCTGTGTATCGAGCAATCAATGTTCTTTGCTCAGGGAATTGATTCGGACGTGAAATGTTAAAGATGATCGCGCATTGGAATAATTTGCGTTCTTCAAGTTCTAACCAGTCAATCTCAAGACTATCCTCAAGCATGTTTCCTTCAGTAAACATGGCGGAAATAAGGATTGGATTTGTTGTGTCGATAACTCCGTCTGCGTGATATGGAAGTGCAGGCTCAAGCGCAAGTCTTCCGTTCTTCAAGCTTGTGAAGCACAATACACTTGGAGCCGTTGCTGCCAGCCAAGTGCGTAGATTTACTGGCTCGGAAATGGATCCGTCCCAGAACAAACGGTTGGCACGTAGGTATTTTGCAGTATTTACAAGTGCCTCACGATCAACTAGGGCTGAATTTATAATTTCGCCAGCGCCTGTATCTTTGTCGGTAACAAGATACCAGAGCAAATCTGTGAGCAGGTTGCTAGGCGCCGTATCGTTGTCGAGAAGACGTTCCACCTCGATGCCGTTTTTCAAATAGCAGCGAAGCTGGTCGAGTTGAGTAAAGTTTTCGCTCGACTTCAGTTTTAAGCCTGCTATTGCGCAGCCGTCATAGTTGACCGGGATCTCTTCATCCAGCGTTTCGTTTACGTAAATAATCTCATGCTCTGGAGAGTCATCACAGCTACGGCTAACCAAATCCCCATAATGCGACACTTCTGCAATGCCGCTGTAACGCTCAAAAATTCTTGTCGCAGTGCGCGGTGTGTCGTTTTCTTGGTAGACAAAGAGCGGTTCAACGCTATACCTGAAGGCAAACTGCACTCCATTTACGTTTCTTGCATTTTTTTCAAACGTGTCGCCAGTTGCCCAGTTACCTGTCGTATCAACCACCCTAGTGCCGACAATTTTCCACCATTTATTGCGAGGAGTGTGGTCGTAATCCCGCTGATATGCCTCGACCGTAAGCTCCATGTTTACGCTTCTGCCGCCTGAAGAATAAGTCCAATCGCTCTTTGTTCTACGTTCACCGACAGCCAAGTTATTGAAATATGGATCTAGCCCAAAGAAAATCGCCATAATATTGCTTAAAGTATTGTCTCTAATCGGGTCGCCTGTCTGGTAGCTGCTTGAAGTGTCTCTGGAAGTTACGCTTTCAAGCTGGACAGTTAAGCCGCTACGAACCCATTCGCCATAGACAAGATTGATTTTCCCATCTCCGTCATAAATAAGCTCAGGCACAACTGCCATTTGCGGATGCGTAAAAATGTCCCGTGGCTTTGCAAAGTAACCGCGACCGCTAATATTAAATCTTCCAAGGTATGTATCAGCCGTCCAGCTTTGTTGTGGTGTCTTGCCGCCGTCAAGAACAAAAACATTCTCAGCGCCAGAGCTTTGCTGCGTTGGGATTGCGCTGTTAAATGGGCGTAGCCTGTACTCTAATTGAGTTCGATTTGGATGAGTGACCCGGATAGATGAGTAGATGTCTATGGGCGCGTTACCTATAACAGCAAACAAGTAAGGGCCGATATTTACCCACCCATTGTTTGCATTGTTTTCAGTAAAGTTAGTGTTATCGCTATAGCGAACGTCTAATGCAAACAAGGAAATCCTCCTTGAGAACATTGTCATCTTCCCTTCAGTTAAGCTGATATTCTCTTCGTTGTACTGCGCCATGATTCCGGGAGCAGGCAACGTATTAAAGTTTGTGAGGTTACTAAATTTTGTCCAGACTTGAGACTTGATTCCGATCTCCGTCACATCGCAAGCGCGAGTATTCTGAAACGTTCCAATCTCATACTTCAAGATTGGATAGAAGGATTCCTCAATGTCAGAAAAAGGCAAGTACCTTTCTTGGCTAATAGCAGCTTCATCAACAATGCCAATTTTTCTTTGGTTGCGGCTCCAGCCTTCTAGACAACGCAAGGTGATTCTGTACCCACTAGCTGAATGTATTTCTGGGTCGTAGCGCTCAGAAGGTCTATCAATAACTTCCCACGTAGATCGACCGATCATAAACGTTGCCCCCATGGACAGCATTTGGTCGTAACGCTGCACTTCACTATCTAACGTTGAGCGAATGTCGCTGAGGTCAACAGGAAGCTCACTTCCAATTCCAGCAAATGCATCAGACCTCTGCCTTCCTTTTCCAAGTAGAATAACAATTTTATCCCCTACATTTACTTCTACTGTTTTTGTGAGATCGCCCCATTTTTGAAGTTCAGAACTTGCTGAATATTGAGTGTCAAGAATCGTGTGTTCAGCAAAAGTGCTTATTTCGTTTGTATTAATGTGCTCAACTACGCCTACGTGTCGAGCGTAGTTAACGCCCGTACCAGGCATTCCCGCTTTTGTTTGTCCGCTATAAAGATCGCCGTTGCCGTAGGGGTGAGTTTTCATTAAATAACCGTCAACATATTTTCGCTGTTCGCTTACTGCTTTATCACGTTGTTCTTTGGTCCAGTCTTTTAATACTGAAAAAATCTTCCAGTCAGGTCTAAATGGCGTTCCATTGGGGATGCCAGAATACACACCGAATCGAGTCTGAGAAGTTGGTGTAAAACTGCCGCAGAAAGCAGGCTGTGCAGCGCCCTGTCTGGTTGGAGCGTAAAACGCTTGATCACTTCCGTTAATGCCAGGATTATCGCGGTTGCCGTCAATCGCAAGATTTCCATACCTCCGGTTATAAGCACGCAATCGACTTCCAGCGCCTTGAACTTCAAAGCCGCCGTTCCAGTAGAAGTCAAAATAATTTTCGTAAATTCCGTCTAGTGCGTTGTTCCCAAGGAAAATACCTGCAAGCTCAGGCTTTGCCATATTGCCTTGACCTGCAATCGCAACGATTTCCGCGACTTGATAACCGCCCCAGCTCTTCATGCGGGACCAAATAAGCTGAGGAGAAATCAGCAATCCACCAGTACCGTGCTGATCGTCTCTACGAGTAAAAACGATAGGTACTGTGTTGCCGTAAGAGGCCAATTCCTGCAGTGAATCAAACCCAAAGGCTGGAGTAAAGATTGCAGTTCCTTGCGCTCCACCAAGTTGCCGCTGACCGCCAGACCTTTTCTGTTCCGGGGTTTTAACTTGTTTTGGCTTAGGGGTTAAAAGATATGATGCGGCAGTCGAAGCGACGCCTACAACAAGACTGATAATTGCAATAACTGTAGCGTCGTTTTGAATATCAGGAATGTGCGCATATTCTTCAGGGCGCTCTTTAACGCGACGCTCAACCTCTTTTGCAAACTGCCGATACTCTTCTTCAGTGCAGCCAAGGGTTCTGATTAGATGCTTCTCGTACGGAAGCAGTGGTTGAATTGATTGGTGCCGATAGGGCACCATGCGACCGCCTTCAAATGCCGGTTGATGTAGAGACATCCTCTGCTCCAAACGACTGCAAAGACAGGATCACCTTGACTTAGCAGCAACACGTCTCCATCATACTTTGGTTGGTTAACTCGTTTTCCCCATTTCAATAAGTCACGCCCGTACTGCCTGACGCTTTGTTCGTACCAGGCTGGGTTAAATGCTGGCGCCTCAATGTTCAGACGGT